TTATTACTGACATTAAAATCTTTTGTGTAACTGCACCTGTAACAGGAAGTGGTGACATTGGTTATGAAGTAGGTACATCTTCTTCTGGTTCACAGATTGTAGCTACTCAGGCTGACGAAATCTTAGACGCTGGTACAACAGTTGTTCTAGGTAACGTAACTTTGACTGAATTAGTTGTTCAGACTCAAGATGCCACAACTGCTCCTGCATCCGTTCAGTATGCTTCTGCGGCGCGAAACATCTTCTGTAACATTACTAACACTGTTAATGCTACAACTGCTGGTTCGTTTACGTTCATCATCGAGTATGTGCAAATTGCGTAATTAATTTAGTTGGGAGCTTTGGCTCCCAGCTTATTATCTTGTAGGAGATTAATATGGGCATACAAACAGACGTACAAGTTGGCTTTATAACAGACGAAAATGCCGCCGATCCAGATCGGTTGGTTACAGCGGCTAGGCCAAATACATCAGCAACGATGGCGGCAACTACCTTCTTAGGTGGCGGCGCTAGAAACGTAACTGTAACTACGGCAGGGACTGGCGACAACAATAAGACGTGTACTATTACTGGCACAGATGTTTTCGGAAATGCTATCACTGAAGTAATAACTTCAACTGGTTCTGCTGAAGCAGTAGCAGGTGCTAAGTTATTTGTAACAGTTAGTGCAGTAGAATGTTCTGCTCAATACGCAGGAAACATTACAGTTGGATCTGGTTCGCTTTGTGCTAGTGCAGTAGCTGGTGGTGGACGAACTCGACTAAAAGGCTATTCAATTGTCTCCGCTGGAACGGCAGGGTTAGTTGATTTCTTTAATGGTACGCCAGACAGCGGCACTATCATATTTAAAGCTCAGACTATTGGCACAGACAATTCAACTGTGGACAACACTATTCCAGATGAGGGTATGCTTTTTAAGAATGGCTTATCTGTAAAATATACAGTTGCTACAGTTGTATTAATGAACGTGTTTTTCGCATAGGGGAAATAAATGGCAACTTCAGGAACCGTAGCGTTTAAGCCAGATATCGAAGAGATTATCACTGAGGCGTTTGAGCGTTGCGGAGTAGATCCACAAGTTCAAACAGGCGATAGGGCTGTATCTGCACGGCGCAGTCTTAATCTTCTCTTCTCTGAGTGGGCTAACAGAGGTATTAATTACTGGACTTTATCTCAGAATACTCTGACATTGGTGAATGGGCAGACAGCGCCCTACCCACTACCTGCTGGCACGATTGATATTTTAGACGCGGTAATCCGCGACAGCTCTGGATCAGATACGTCTGACCAGATTATTAATCGTGTGTCGATTGCTGACTACAACCAACTGCCAAATAAAACTTCTAGTGGTAAGCCAAGCCAGTATATGTTGGACAAGCAAGCCACTCCAATTCTTTACCTTTGGCAGATACCAGACAGATCAACGTACAGCATAGTCTATTGGGCTATAAACCAGCTAGAGGATGTCACGGCATCAAATCAAGACGCAGACATTCCATATCGGTGGAACGACTGTATCTGCGCTGGTCTGGCAAGTAAGCTGTCACTAAAATTTGCAAATGATAAATTCACAATACTAAATGAAATGTATGAGCGTTCATTTAACTTTGCGTCATCTGCTGATAATGATGGCGTAAGTCTGAGGATTCAGCCTACCGTGCTGAATTTATATTAATGGCAAAATACGCAAGAGGAAAAAAATCCTACGCAATAAGCGATATAAGTGGTCTTCGGGTAAGATATACCAAATTGAAGACGACTTGGGATGGCTTGCGTGTTTCACCTGAAGACTACGAGCCAAAACATCCACAACTTACTCCTGCTAAAAATGTTGTAGACGCGACTGCCTTATTTAATGCTAGACCAGATAACGATCCTGAGAATGTTGCAATATATATTGGCTTTACGCAGGACTGGACAATTGATCCACGGCTTCGCCCTCCAGTGGGCGTTCCAGCTAATGGTAATACTGGTAACGTACTTATTGTGTCTGGCCCAGAAGCAACTGGGGATGCTGGTACAGGTGCAACTGGCAATGAATTACTAGAGCTAACATTAGCAGAAGCTGGTGTTGCTGGTACAGGTGCAGTTGGAGCCGCCACAGTTATTGGAATTAGGGGTGTATCTGGATTGTCTGGCACAGGTGCTGTTGGCGTAGAGGCTCTAGACTTATCAATTAATGAAGCTGGCGTGGCTGGCACAGGCGCAGTTGGCACAGAAAATGTCCAAGTTCTTGGCTGGGGCCAAGAAGGTTGGGGAATAAATGGATGGGGTGAATAAATGAATTACACTACTTTAGTTGCAAACATCCAAAACTTTTTGGAAGATGACTCAGCAGAACTTACAGCTTCTGTAGATCAGATAATAGCGCAGGCGGAAGATATCATCTTTCAGCGCCTGCCAAATTTACCTTGCTTTAGGCAAAGCACAACAGCCAATCTTGTTGCTGGAACTACTGACTATGTAGTGGCATCAGCGAGGATGATTAGGCAGGTATCGGTAATAAGCTCAAATGTTTCTTCATACCTTAACCACAGGGTAGATTCATATCTGCGTGATTACTGGCCTAACGCTACTTTGCAAAGTACACCAGAATTTTACAGCACAAAATCAGCAAATACGGCAGGCACTACAATAACAATTGCCCCAACACCAAATTCGACTGATCCATACCAAGTTGACTTTATTGCACCAGAGGCAGGATTAAGTTCAAGCAACGCAAACACATGGGTTGGCGACAATGCCGAAAATGTGTTACTATCGGCGTGTCTATATGAGGCATCAGCATTTCTCAAAGCTGGAGAGACATTGGCGCTTTATAAAACACAATTTGACGAAGCACTGCAATTATTTGTACAAGAGATGCAACGCGATTACGCGGCAGAATATAATGGAGGTTTATAATGGCTATTACACAAGCGATGAGTACACTATTTAAAAAAGATGTCCTGCTGGGTGATCAGCACTTAGACAGCGATACAATAATGATTGCACTCTACACAAGTTCCGCAACACTAAATGCTACCACAGATGGATACATAACATCTAATGAAGTCGCCAACGGCAATGGATACACTACTGGTGGAGAAGCTCTGGCAAGTAAGACAGTCATTGAAAACGGCACGTCTGGTTGTTTTGATAGCGCCGATCCTGCGTGGACATCAGCGACATTCACTGCGCGAGGCGCATTGATTTATAATAAGACACTTGGCGATGCATCGTCAAACGCACGAGGCGCAATCGCAATCTTAGATTTTGGTGGTGACTTTACAGTTGCTGGTGGTACATTTAAAATTGTATTTCCTGCAAACACCGCCTCCAACGCAATAGTAAGGATAGATTAATATGGCTAGTACTTATGTAAATGACCTCCGCCTCAATGAGATGGCAACTGGCGATGCGTCAGGCTCATGGGGTACAATAACCAACACAAACCTTGAATTAATTGGAGAGGCTCTAGGCTACGGCACAGAGGGCATCACGACCAACGCTAACACGCACACATCAACAATAGCTGATGGCGCTACAGACCCAGTTAGAGCTTTATACGTCGAATATACAGGTACGCTCGACTCTGCTTGTACAATTACTATTGCTCCTAACACTGTTAATAAATTTTGCTTTATTGAAAACGGAACATCAGGTTCTCAAAATATCATTATCAAGCAAGGTTCTGGCGCAACGATTACTATTCCACCCGGTGATTCTAAGGCTGTCTATTTAGACGGCGCTGGCTCTGGCGCTAAAGTGGTCGATGCCTTCGCCTCGTTAAGCGTGGTTGATCTCAAGGTTCAAGACGATCTGACGGTTACTGGTGATCTAGACGTAGACGGCATAACAAACCTAGACGTGGTAGATATCGACGGTAATCTTGACGTAGACGGCGGCACAATTAAGCTAGACGGAAACTATCCCAACGGTGTTAATAACGTAGCTCTAGGTAACACTGCTTTAGATACTGCAAGTGGATCAAATGGTTACTCAGTTGCTATTGGTACTAACGCCTTAACTGCCATGACAACTGGCGGCTCAAACGTGGCTGTTGGTTTTGCAGCGGGTACGGCAATTACAAGTGGCGGTAATAACATAGCGGTTGGCTCAGAAGCACTGGATGCAACGACAACAGGTGGTAACAATGTCGCCGTGGGTTCTGCCGCACTAGGTGCTAACACCACCGCAAGTAACAACACAGCAGTTGGGCATCAAGCAGGATTGGCAATAACTACAGGTACGAGAAATACAGCGGTAGGTAGCCTAGCAGGTGATGCAATTACTACAGGTGGTGAAAATACAGTCGTAGGTCGCAACGCTGGTGGTGCTTTAACAACAGGCGGAACAAATACCTTTGTCGGCGCAGATGCTGGAACGAGTATCACAACTGGGGCTAGCAACACCATCATAGGCCGCAACAACGGCAACGCAGAAATAGACCTCCGCACCGCAAGCAACCGCATCGTGATTTCAGATGGTGGTGGCAATATTGGTCTTTATATGGACAATAACTCTCAAGCATTTTTTGGTGATATGGATTTAGATACTGATGGTGCCGCTATGAATGCACAAGCTGTTGGTACTGCGATGGCAGGAAATTTTTATCAAGACGATACTGGAGATAGTGTTCTTGTTAAAATGAGACACGGTAGAGCGAACAGTAGTAATAGTGCGCTTGCAACTATGATTTCATTTTGTAGAGGCGATGGTGGTGAAAGGGGAAGTATCAAAGTCAACGGAACAGGAGCAACAAGTTTTAACACATCTTCAGACTACCGCCTCAAAGAAAACGTAGACTATAATTGGGATGCAACAACTCGCCTCAAGCAACTTAAGCCAGCAAGATTTAACTTTATTGCTGATGCTGACACTACAGTTGATGGTTTCTTAGCGCACGAAGCGGCTACGGTTGTTCCAGATGCTGTTATTGGTGTAAAAGATGCTACTCATGTTGTTGCAAATGTTGTATTGTCTGCAAGTGATGAAGTTGTTTCTCAAGGAATAACAGAAGAATCTTGGACAAAAAGAAAAGCAGATATTCTTTACAAAGAAAATGATATTATCCCTGATGGTAAGTCTGTTGGTGATGTTAGAAAGGCTGCAAAATTTCCCTCAGACAGTAAATGGGTTGCAACACACACACTCCCCCTAAACCAACAAATAGACCACTCTAAAATTGTGCCTTTGTTGGTTAAAACAATTCAAGAACTTGAAGCTCGCATAACAACCCTAGAAGGATAAAGAACATGACAGACAGAACAGCGGCAGAATTAGCACAAGACTTCACAGCAATGGGTCACTCTATTGCACTCATCACAGACGTTATTGCAGGCAATGCAATGGCAGAAGATGTTGCGGCAGATCGCCAAGGTTGTGTTGATCGTAACACACAGCATCTTGAGCTAATGAAAGCTAAATCAGACTGGGGTAGTGAGTCTATGACTGCTACTACA